TTATTAATAAATACAAAACACTTACATTAGAAAAATTAATGACTAATAGTAAAAATCAATTAATATTAATTTGTAAAGAATTACAAATTCCATATAGCCAAAAAAATAAAAAAGAATTAGCTTTAGTAATATTAGCAAAAGAATAATATTATTTTTATTTTATTTTTATAATATTAATATTATAAAAATAAAAGATAAAATAAATAATTTATTTGCATTAGGTTGTTCTACAAAAAAGTAAAATCACATACATCACATATAGTAAAGAGTTTTGATATTATAATAAAATAATATATATGTATATATATATATATATATATTATGTCAAATAATAATTATTACTATAGAAAATATTTAAAATATAAAATAAAATATTTAAAATTAAAAGGTGGTAATACTTGCGAAGAACCAGAAACATATACGCATTGTGATCAGTATTGTTCTGATCAATTGTCGTATTATAAATGTAATAATATTGTAAAAATGAATATTGAAAAAATGAATATTGTAATACAATCAATGAATATTGGTTTACCAGCTTCCGTTAATATATATAATATTGAAGAAGTATCAGATTTAATATTTAATGAAGATTTAAAAAAATCACACTTTATATATTTTTTACAAGAAGTTAAAAAAGAAGAAAATCAAAATGAATTAGAAGATATTATAAAAGAAAAATATACTTATATAGATTTTATTAAAAATGATCAATATAGCAAAGGTAATAACGGAATTTGGAAACTAGATAAGTCAAATAGTTATAATGTTATAATATATAATAATATCTTTTGGAGTATAATTAAAAATTATACTATAGATGATGCTAATTTAAATAATGATATTAAATTTAGTAATGGGAAAATTTTAGAATTAAGCGAAGATAATATAAAAAATTTTTTTAGTCGCACTAGTGGGATTTTAGAATTAAAAAATAAAATTAATTTAAAAAGATATTTATGTATATCAATTCATGGAAAACCAATAATTCCGATTTGTAAAGAATTACGAAAAATATCAAAAAGATTTCAAAACACAAGTAATGACAGATACAAATTGAAATCTAGTATTAAAATATTAAATTTAACAAGTAATATTTTTCAAGTAATTAATAAATTAATTATATTTTCAAATAAATATAATTATAAATTAATAATAGCTGGTGATTGGAATATAATAATAGATAATATAAATGATATAAAAAAGAAATGTAATAAGATAATTAAGTCTAATGGAATATATTCAGCAGAAGATACATTATTGTTAGAAGAAAGTGAATATTATATGATATATGATAAATTAAATATAGAATTGACAAAATTTCAAGAGCATATAGATTTAAAGAAAATTTATATATTTAAAGACTCAAAAAAGGGATATGATAATATTATTACTAATTATACTAACGAGAATGATTATGAATTAGTAACAATAGATAATGTACATCATGACAATGATCACGATAGGATAGAATTAAAAAAAAAAATTATTTAATAATTTGTTTTATATCTTTTAATTTTAATTTTTCTGGTTTATATTTTTTAATATCTATTTTTTTATTAATATATTTACCTCCTTTTTTAAATGATATATATGGACCATATGGACCATTCTTAATATAATATGATGTATTTTTATCTTTTATTATATTAATTTCACTTTTCTTTGTATTTTCTATAATACTTATTGCTTCTTCTAGTCTAACTTCTTTTGTTAATCTATAATTTTTACTATTATATGTTAAATATAATCCAAATTTACCTTTATTAATAATTATATCTTTATTATTATGTTCTCCTAATTTAAATGGAAATTTTAATAATTTTAAAGCTATTTTTAATGTTATATCATTTATTTTAAAATTATTTGGTAATGATGAATATTTAATTTCATGTTCATCATCTTCAATAAAAACTGATTTTACACAATTACCATATTTACTTTTACCTACAAAAATTTCTTTTTCATTATCTACTCCCAATAATTTAAATTCTTCATCATTATTTTTAATAATAGTTGGTAAGCTATTTAACTTTTCACTAAATGGTTTATAAAAATCATCTAACATTTTATTCCATAATAATTTATTATTTGCTATATCATCTAATTTATTTTCCATATCAGCAGTAAATTTATAATTCATTATATTATCAAAATTCTTTTCTAAATAATTAGTTACCTTATAACCAATTTCTGTAGGAATTAATTTTTTCTTTTCTTTTCCAATAGTTATTTCTTTTTTATCTTCTTTTATTTCATTACCTTTTAAACAAAAATTAACTATTTCTTTTATAACTCCTTCTATATCTCCAGCTTCTACATAACCTTTATCTTGAATTTTTGTAATAATGCTAGCAAATGTGGATGGCCTACCAATACCTAATTCTTCTAGTTTTTTTACTAATGCAGCTTCATTATATCTACCAATACTTTTACTAAATTTTTGTATAGCATTTATTTGATCTTTTGTTAATTTATCTCCTTTTTTTGGTAAAGGTGGCTTTTCTTTTACTTCAGTATTATAAAGTTTTAAAAATCCTAGAAATTTAATTACTTCAAAATTAGATTCAAAATAATTTTCTTTAATATTATCAATATCTATTTGTAAAAATGTTGTAGTTATTTCTGCTGGACTCATTTGTGATGCGATTGTTCTATTTGAAATTAATTTATACATTTTTTTTTCATCATTATTAGAATTTATATCTGTTTTAGTAATATTAGTAGGTCTAATAGCTTCATGTGCTTCTTGTGCATTTTTTGATTTTTTACTATATGTATTTAAATTATGATATTCTTTTCCAAAAGTATCTACAATATATTCTTCTAATGCTTTTAAAGCTTCTTTTGATAAATTTGTAGAATCTGTTCTCATATATGTAATTAAACCTTTTTCATATAATTTCTGTAAAACCATCATAATTTTTTTAGAAGTCCAACCAAATTTATTACCAGCTTCTTGTTGTATTGATGATGTAATAAATGGTGGTGGTGGTTTTCTTTTACCTTTTTTATCAAAAATAAATTTTACTTTAAAATTACTAGTTTTAAATAATTCTAATAATTCTTTAACTTTATCAATATCATTAATTTTTAATACTTCTCCTATATATTTTGTTTTTTGTTCTTTTTTAATTTTATTAAATGATGCTTTTAAATTATTTTCTTTAAAGATAGTGCTAATATCATAATAAGAATTTTCCGAAAAATCATTTATTTTATTTTCTCTTTCAATAACTAATTTAACTACTACTGATTGAACTCTTCCTGCTGATAATCTATTACCTACATTTTCCCATAATTTAGGAGATAATTTATAACCAATAATTTTATCTAAAATCATTCTAGCTTTAGCTGAGTAAACCAAATCATAATTTATTTCTCCTAAATTTTTAATAGAATTTAAAATAGCTGTTTTTGTAATTTCATTAAATAATATTCGCTTATAATTTTTTAATTTTAAAACATCTACCAAACTATCAGCAATTGCTTCACCTTCTCTGTCATCATCCATTGCTAAATAAACAATATTACAATATTTAATAGTATTTTTTAAATCACTAACTACTCTTTTTTTATTACAATCTATAACATATCTTGGTTCAAAATTATTTTCAGTATCTATAGCTAAATCTTTTGGATCTAAATTTCTAACATGTCCAACTGATGCCTTAACAATAAAATTATCACCTAATATTTTTTCTATTTTTCCTATTTTACCAGGAGATTCAACTAAAAATAATATTTTAGACATTTATATAATAAATAATAATAATAAATATATATTATATATTATATATTCAAATTTTATTTATCTATATCTAAACTCTAATCTTCGTTAAAAAAAGCCATAATATTAATCTTCAAACTATGTTTAATAAGTTCTTCAATGACTATATTACTGAGGTTAAAAAATATTTTAAAACTTTCTATTATTTTTCTTTTTTTATTTTTCTTTTCTTTTTCATATTTTAGTAATCTATTATTATATACCTTCATAATTACGTGCTGGTCGCGATCCATATCTATGCATTATTTCATTTTCATTTATAAATTTATCTTTTATAGATGGTAATTTTACATCTTTGAACTTATATTTATATTTATTATATTTTGTAAATAAAAATTTCATTATAAAATTATTAAATGTTTTACAAAAATAATCTATTAAAAAATTATTATTGTATTCATTATTTTCAAAATGTTGAATATCTAATAATTGTTGTGTATTTAATGATACTCTTCTATCAATTTCTCCGCGACTAGTAATTTCTAAATATTCTCTTTCTTGATTTATTTTCATTAATTTTTTTAGGTCTTTATAAAATTTTTTATTATTAAAATTGGTATAATTTTTCATTGGAGGATACCAATATTCAAAAAAATCCCAATCTTTTATAAAAAATAAAAATATTCCAAAATTATCCTTTATACTACTAAATTCTAATTCTAATTTTCCTCTAAATTCTTCATATTTTGTAATATAAATACCACTTTCCTCTAATATCTCTTTAATTGCCCAATCTTTCCATGATTTAGTACCACTTTCAATACTACCTCCAAGATTTGTCCATTTGCCATGATATTGATATTTAGTTCCGGCAGCTCCAGGTTGTCCTTGCCACTTTTGTCTCTTATTGTATACTTTAAAACGATTACTATCATCTACTTCTCTTTTTTTTTTTCTAGAAATATTGTTATAAATACGATAACCAAAAGGAACTTTTCTTACTAATGAAATATATATATTTTTATTTTTATTTATACTATAAACATATGATGCTGTTATATATTTACCTTCAATTGTGTTATTTGTTTTTTTATCTATTTTGTATACAAAATTCCGTTTTATATTTTCTGTACAATCATATATATTTATTTTATTTTTCATTGAATTAAATTTTTCAGGTGTAATTTTTTCAGATTTAAATATATTATTAATTGTATCATGCATATTTCCTAAATATATTTTATAATTATGAGGATTAATTTTACTATAATGTGTCTTCACACACTCATCAAAATTTATTGGTAATGTAATATTTAGTTTATCGCCCCCATGCTGTTTTAATTCTAAATATTTCATTTTATATTTTAAATATAAATGATAATAATTTTTATTCATATATATATATATATATATATGAATAAAATAAAAATTATCTATACTTTAGTTCTTGATATTTCATTTTTAATTTTTCAAAAATTTCTTTTTCTGATTTAGCAGGAATAAATTTCTTATTTTTATATAATCCATATTCATTTAATTTATATCCCATTTTTTTAGCTACTTGTCTCATTTGTGTATTTAATTGATATGATCCTGTAAAATATAATAAAGCATAATAATATGATTTATAAGGAACAAATCTTATATCTATTCTTCGTATAGGATTATCATTAAATTTACTAAAACCCATATACTTTGTTTCTGATTTATCTGATGTTAAATCATCAATTATTATTTTTTTCTCTTTTAGCTTCTGAATAAATTTATATAAATAGTTTTTATTTTTATGTGTTAAAAGAATATCTACATCATTTGACGTTTTATTTTGTCTTCTATATGATCCAGCTATTTTTACAACTAAATCTTTATCTAACTTTAATCCTACTTTTAAAATAATTTTATAAAATTTATCAATTTCTTTTCTTGGTATATTATCTTTTACTTTACCATAATATTTTAAACCCATTAAGATTTTATCATTAACTTTTATTTTTCTTTCTTTTATTTTCTTTTTTAAATCATTAACAGATTTAATATTATATTTATTAACTAGTTCAGTAGCTTTTATCTTCCCAATATTAATTACTTTTTCTAATTCTTCAATAATAGATGGATTATTTTTTTTTATTTTAAAACCTTTCAATTCTTTTAATGTTTTTGTTTTTAATATTTCATCAATTCTATCTATTGTACCTTTTCCTATACCTTTTATATTTTCTAAATTCCTTCCACTTTTTATTTCATATAAAGTATTTTTAATTACCCTTAAAGCAAATTTAAATGAACGAATTTTAAAATTAATAATATTATTTTTAGATTTTTCATTATAAAATAATATTAATTTTGTAAAAATATCTACTAATAATTTATTTTTATTATTAGATATTCTAATTTTTTCAGGCATAAGATATTTATATTTATATATATATATATAATATTTAATATTTAATTATTATTTATTAAAAAAAAAATAATAATAATTTTGAAAATAATTTACGGACTTTTTAAACATGGATGTTTAGTTAAATTTATAACATCTATAAAATCTTGTGTAGGAATTTCAATATCACTTGGTCTTAGTGTGTCAGGATTTTCAAATGATCTTTTTTCATTAAATGGGTTACAAATATATAAATGGGTTAAATCTGGTAATTTTTTATTATTTTTAGCTTCCCAAATTTTATTTATATTATTACAACTATCTTCATAAAATTTATTAATACTTAATACTTTTAATTTATCGGCTTTATTATTATACACTACTCCTTTAATTAATGTATCACTACAAATAATTTTATTAACTTTAAACATATTCTGGTAATATTTATCTAAATAAACTTTAATATAAGATTTATTCGATTCTGGTTGGGCAGTGACTATATATAATTCATTTTGTTGATGATAATTATTATGTATTGTCTCTATTACTTTATAAAAACGGTGTTGTTCTAAATTAACTAAATCTGGATCTATGGGATGTATTTGACCATTTTGATCAGGTGGTTTTTTTACATACCTATGTAAAACTCCATCAAAATCATAAGCAATTCTTTGAGTATATCTTGCTACTACTGGTAAATGATCTGAACCAAAATATCTATTTAAATTTACTATTTTATCTATTGATTGTAATTCATGTGATTTACCATTAAAACCAATAGGTATAAAATTATCCATTATACCAAAAATATAATCATCAGATCTAAAAGAACTAAAAGAACTATCATAACGATTCCATCAACAAGAATTAATATTTAAATCTTTA